ACAGGCGTATTACACTTATCTGGATAATACTTCTCCAGACGTTAAGGATTTAAGAGATCTAGATAAAACATTAAATTCTTTTATAGACCATTTTAGAAATGAGGTTGGTTTAAATTTACCAACACAGATTAATACAAATCCAAGATTTTTATTACAAAAAATTAAAGATCAATATCTAGCAAAAGGTTCTGAATCATCATATAAGTTATTATTCAGACTTTTGTTTGATAAAGAAGTATCTATTGAATATCCTTCTAAACAAATATTTCGTGTTTCAGACGGTAAATGGAATCAGGACGTTTCCATTATTGCAAAAGTTACTTCAGGACATCCAGATCAAGTTGTTGGAAAACTGATTGATGTTATAACTCCAACAAAAATTATTCGAATACAGATTGACAGAAGACAGTATATTGAAATTGAGGTTGAACGTGTTGTTGAAATTTCAGAAGACATTTATGAATTTTATGTAGACCGAAGATTTTTCGGAGAAGTTTCTATCGGCGATAGGCTACGATATAAAACTGGTGATATCTATTTTACAGCAGATGTTCTTGCAACTACAACAAAACTACAAGTACAGGTACCAGGAACTGGATTTAAAGTAGGACAACTTTACCCAATTAGAAATAGTAAGGGTTCTGGTTCTATTATGAAAGTAACTAGAACCAATACACAAGGTGGGATTTTAGACGCAGAGTTTATTAAGTTTGGTACTGGCTATACAACAGATTTCACATCAACAATTTATGCTGATTTGGGGCAGTCATCAGCTGGAACTGGTGGAAGTTCTTTACAGATAATCGGTGGTAATATTAGTGTTGCTGAAGCTACTGATGGATTTACTGAATCTGGTGCAATTAATAAATCAGATTACGCTGTAACAAATGCTATCGATGGAACTTATGCTGGTGATATTCTTCGTGAATTTGGGTCTTCTGGAGGAAATGAATTCACTAGCCCATATGATCCAGCAGTTATTAAAGTTACCCTGGGAGCATTAGCAAAATATCCAGGATATTATATTACCAACGATAGTTTCTTGAATGATGCAATTTTTATTCAAGACAGTCGCTTTTATCAACCATTTTCTTATGTATTAAAGATAGATGAAAGTTTAGATACATACAAATCTATTGTTAAAACATTACTGCACCCTGCAGGAATGGCTGTATTCGGCGAATACGAGATAAAGAACGAGTTTGACATTGCCTTAACTCTTGAGGCGATGATTAAAAATCTCGCCGTAACTATTCAAGATACTCAAAATGTTGTAGATTTAGCTCCTAATATATTTTTAACTAAAGGGTTTACTGACGACTTAGTTTCTATTTCTGATCCTTCAGTTTCTTTATTAACATGGAAACCTTTGAATGATACATTATCTACACCAACAGATAGTCAAACTATATTGTTCGGCAAAGCTGTAACCGATATTCAGCTTTTAGAGGATAACACGACCAATGAAATTGGTAAATCGTTGTTAGATGTACCGATACTTATTGACTCTACACCTACTTTTGCTATAACCAAAGGACTTGTAGATACACCAGTAATAACTGAACAGCCTTACTTTTCGGTGACTAAATATATTGATAATACTGGTTCTGGAGATGACATTACACTGCCAGTTGATTCTGGTGGTTTTATGATTATAAACCCATACGCCGAAGCTGGTTGGTTTTTAGAAAACTATGTTGGAATCCCAATTAACTTCTCAGGCTAATAATTTTTATAGGAGATACAAATGAACTTAAATGAAGATTTAAAAATGAAGGGTGAACTTACCATTGTTCACAAAAATGCTGAGGGAAAGATTAAAGATGTTATTAACATCCCTAACTTAGTAGTTACAGCTGGTAAACAATACATCGCTTCACGTATAGTTGGCACTTCTGCTACTGTTATGACCCACATGGCTATCGGTACTGGCACCACAACCCCAGCAGTTGGAGATACTACATTGGGAACTGAAGCTGGACGTGTTTCTCTAGCGTCTTTCTCAGCAAGTGGAACAAGCGTAACTGCTACTGCAACTTTCCCAGCAGGTACTGGTACTGGCGCAATCACTGAAGCAGGTATTTTAAATGCTCCTTCTGCAGGAACTATGCTTTGCCGTACTACATTCCCAGTTGTTAATAAAGCAGCTGGTGACTCTATCGCAATCACTTGGGTTATTACTGTAAGCTAAAAACATGCCACTTTCTTCTGCGCTACTAAAGTCATCTTTACACAATTCAATTGCTAAGGGTCTCTACAACGAGATACAGACTCGCACAGCCAAATATTATTATTTTTTAGGCAAGACCCTACAATGGCCACAAGAGTTGTCGCCACCGACCCCAATCGATTCTCGTAAATATGATTTAGATGTGCGTAATGAAATTATTACCATGAAAGAAATTAGATCAACAGATGTAGCGTTTATTGTTGATCGAATTAACTGGCAATCTAATACAGTATATGATATGTTTGATGATAACTATTCTGATCAATTAGATGGAATTAATTTAATTTCTGGTGGTTATGGTTATGCAGATGCTCCAACTGTTAATATTACAGGTGGTGGCGGAACAGGTGCTACTGCTATTACTTACATATCAAATGGAATTGTAGTAGCAATAGAATTAACAAATCCTGGTCGTGGATATACCAGTATCCCAACTGTATCATTAACTGGAGGTGGTGGCGAGGGTGCAGCTGCTGCTGCAGTTGTTCCTATTTCTTTTTCTGGTAAACAAAGAATTGAAGAATGTAACTTTTATGTAGTTACTGATGAATTTAACGTATACAAATGTTTAGATAACAACAACAATGCTCTTTCTACATATAAACCTGTTGGTACTACGGTTGACCCTGTAATTATGCCAGATGGATATATGTGGAAATATATGTATAGTATTCCTATTGCTCTACGTAATAAGTTTTTAACAGAAGCATATATGCCTGTTGTTACTGCTATACGTCCACAATTTTATTCTAGTGGAGCTATACAAACTGTAAAAATAGAAAAGCGTGGACAAAACTATACATACGCAAATATTTCTGTTACTGGAGACGGAAACAGAGAACTTGACCCACTGTTTATTATTGGAAGTAATATATCAAATCAGGGTTCTGGGTATTTATCAGCAACTGTAGATATCAGTGCACCATTTGCATCTTCAACATGGACATCTAATATTAGTGTTTTGCTTGGACAAAAATATAAGCATGGTAATAATATATATGAAGTAACTTTACCTGGAACAACAGCTAATCCTGCTCCAACACATGGTTCTGGAATAGTATCAAATGGATCTGCTGCTTTAAAATATATCGGTACAGTTGCAAGAGCGACAGCAACAGTATCTGCAAATCAAGTAACTGCAATTAATCTTATTGGTGCAGTTAGAGAAGTTGTAATTACTGATGGTGGTCTTGGATATACAAATGCCCCAACTGTAAATATTACTGGTGGCGGTGGATCTGGAGTTAATGCTTCTCTTATAATGGGCGGAACTTCGGTTAGAACTGCAGTCATTTCTAATTCTGGAGATGATTATACTTCTGTTCCAACAGTAACTTTTGGAACTGCATGGACTGCTACGACATCACTCACTTTACAACAACAAGTTTATGTTGCTAATAGACTTTATACAGTAACTACTGCAGGAACAACAGGAAGTGTTGCTCCAACTCATACAAGTGGTTCTGCTTCTAGTGGAACTGCAACACTGGCATATGCTGGTCGTCCAGCAACTGGATCAGTTATATTAAGATATGGCACTGGTTATTCTACTTTACCAAGTGTTACTATCAATTCAGCAACTGGATCTGGAGCAACTGCTTATCTTTCTGGAGTAAAGTCAGAAGCAAAATTATTACCATTATTAAATGGTGGTGAATTAATTGGTGTTGAGATTGAAGATGGTGGTGTCGGATACACATATGCAAACTTAACAGTTACTGGAGATGGTACTAATGCAGAACTTTCTGCAGATTTATCTCCAGGCGATATAAGCACACTTCAGGCTAACACTGAATTATTAACTATTGACGGACGTATTATGTCTATTAAAGTTATATCTGGTGGATATGGTTATCCTGGCGCCACTATAACTATTACTGGAGATGGAACTGGCGCAGCAGCTGAAGCTATTACTGAAAACGGAAAAATTAAAAAAATCCGTATGACTAACTATGGTCAAGGTTATCGTTGGGCTAAAGTAACAATTACTGGTGCGGGTTTCGGTGCTACAGCAAGAGCTATTATGACTGATTTTGGGGGACATGGAAAAGATTCTATAAGTGGTTTATATGCTAGATCTTTAATGTTTTATTCTAACGTATCTAGAGATAAAAATCAGGGATTTGATGTTAATAATGACTTTCGTCAAATCGGAATTATTAAAAACCCAAGACAGTTTGGATCAACTTATTCCTTAGATTCTATATTGGCGTCAGCTTGTTTCGTTGTTAACGGATCCATTAATACTAACAATTTTGTAAAAGACCAGACCATTTACTTGGCAAATACTGGAGCTAGATTTAGAATAGTTAATTTAAATAGCAATTCTGCTTTAATACAAAGTTTAGATAATGCAATACCAGTTGTTGGTTCAGTTTTAACTAACGACGCATCACAAAATTTCACAGTTTCTGGATTGACTCTACCAACAGTAGATAAATATTCTGGTGATCTGCTTTTCGTGGACAATAAACAAGCGTTTACTCCAACTGCAGACCAAACAGTAACTCTTAGAACTGTTATTAAATTCTAACAATAGTAATTAACTAGAAGAGTAAAAGATGATCGATTTCAATACCGAACCATATAA